GAACCAATGGATCGACACACAGCGGGCCTTGGCCAGCTCGGCCACCGTGCCGATGTTCGCTTCTGGGTAAATGTCGTCGACCTCGATCTCCTCCCCGCGCTCGCCGAGCGCGCGCACGACCTCCCGCCCGAGCCGTGCCACGTCGGCCTTGCGCCAGGCGGTCACGGCGAGGTGTCGAAGGTCAATGCCTTCGGCCAGCGCGCCGGCCACGGCCCGGTAGGCGTTGTCGATTGCCCGCATTGCGCATACTATCCGGCACTCCACAACTCCCGTGCTAGGGCAAATGACAGCCGATGTCATCCACATAGACGACGTTGCCTCACGCTTCGAACGTGACCGCAAGGCGTTTCGGCTCCGCCTCAACGGCGTGCCGGTGTGGCAGATCGCGGAAACGCTGCAGTGCTCGGCCCACGAAGTCGACGCGAGCCTCAAACGCATGTGTGCCGGCGTCACGCCGGAACTCCGGTCGAAGACGGTCGAGCTGGACCTCGAACGGCTGGACGATCTGATGCAGGTCTACTTTCTCAAGGCGCGTGGCGGCGACAAGGAGGCGGCGAACCTGGTCATTCGCATGATGGACCGGCAATCCCGGTTCCTTGGCCTCGACGTGTTGCCGCAAGCGACAGCGGCGCGCGACCAGACGCGCGAGCCCAAGGGTTTCGAGAAGATTCGCGAGGCGATCTATCGCGTCGCACGCGGCCCGGTGATCGACGGCGAAGCGGTCGAGGTGAAGGACAACAAGGACGACAAGAGTGGCTGATCGGTTTCTCACCGAGGTCGAGGAGATTCACCGCCTGCGGCGGCGGATGGAAAGATTCTCGGACGCCGATCTCGATAGCCTGGCGGAAAAGCTGGGCGATGACTTCGCCAGCGATTGGACGTTCGTTGCCCGTGACGCGCAGCTGCCGCCGGAGGACCTCGATTGGTGCTGGCTGTTTCTCGGCGGGCGCGGCACCGGCAAGTCGCACGCCATGTCGTGCAGCGTGCATCTCGCCATCCGCGCCGGCATCGGTCGTGTGCATGTCGTGGCGCCGACCACCGCGGACGTTCACGACGTGAACCTCGAAGGGCCGGCGGGCATCATCCGCACCGCACCGAAGGACGACCAGCCGCGCTGGATCGCCAGCCGCCGGCGGCTCGAATGGCCCAACGGCGCGGTCGCCGTGATGTTCTCGGGCGAGGAGCCGGACTCGCTGCGCGGGCCGCAGTGCGAGCTGTGCGTGATCGATGAGATCGGGCGCATGCGCTACCAGCAGGAGGTGTTCGAGATGGCGCATCTCGGCACCCGCCTGGGCGACAAGCCGCGCATGCTGATCGCCACCACCCCGCGGCCCACCCCGTTCATGAAAAAGCTGGTCAAGCGCGAGGGCGTGTCGATCACCACCGGGACCACGTTCGACAACGCCGCGCATCTCTCGGCCGCGTTCCTGCACCAGGTCCGCGAGCTGTACGAGGGCACACGTTTGGGCCGGCAGGAGTTGATGGGCAACATGCTGCTCGATCCGGTCAACGCAATGTTCAAGGACGAATGGATCAGGCGCGATGACTTCCCCGAGGACGTGATCGAGCAGGTGACCGTGGGCGTGGACCCGTCCGGCGGCGGCGATGAAATCGGCATCGTGGCTTCGGCGCTGCTCAACGATGGCCGCTATGCCGTGCTGGCCGATCGCACGCTCACCGGCAGCCCGGCGCAGTGGGGCGATGCCGCGGTCAAGGCGCACGACGATTTCGACGCCGATGACATCGTGGTCGAGCGCAATTTCGGCGGCGACATGGCGACCGAGGTGCTGGTCGAGGCGGCGCGCCGACGCCACGCAGCGGGACAGCGCGACACCGAGATGATTCGCATTCACGAGGTCTCGGCCTCGCGCGGCAAGGCCATGCGGGCGGAGCCGATCTCGTTGCTCTACGAAAAGGGCCGGGTCCTGCACCGGCCTGGTCTCGCCAAGCTCGAAGCGGAAATGCTGTCGTTCTCGCGGGAGTGGGACCGCCAGGTTGATGGTTCGCCCAACCGGTTAGACGCGGCGATCTGGGGCCTCACACGGCTCAGCAAAGTGGTGACCTATATTCCCATCGTCTAGGAGGCGCACATGTCGGCAACGGCTTGGAAATACTGCACGCGGCCGGTCTGCAGCCCGCCGGTTTATCAGATGCCGGAGCCGTGGCCGCCGGCGGCGGTCCCCGAGCCGCTCGCGCGGACAGCGCGGAGGTGATTCCATGGCGAAGCAGCGCGGCAAGGCCGTGACGGTGCCCGAACCGGCGGTAGCCCTCCCGGATGCGCAGCGGCCGCTGTCACGGCCGCCGTCGCTGGCGGACATTCGAACGCAAGCGTTGCGCACTCGAAACGAGATGGCGCACACAACGGCGGGCTTTGAAGCCTGGCGGGCGCAGAGGATAGCGGAGTTGGAGGAGTGGCAGACCGAGATCAGCTGCACGCTCGCCTATCTCCGTGCGGCAAAGGAGGAATGACATGGCTTGCGGTGGATGCGGTCAAGCGCGCGGCGTGGCGATGGCCGGGCTGCGCGCCGGCAGCGTGCGCGGCGTGATGCGCGGGGTGGCGATGGGTGTCGCCGTGAATTACGACAAGCTGCGCGGCACCTATTCGGACGCCAAGTACACCGGGACCAACATGACGCCGGTCGTGGAGGCAAAGCCTTACAAGCGGCCGGAGCCGGAGCGAACGAGGTAGGCCCGTGAGCTGGCTGTCGTCGCTGTTCACCAGGCAGGCGTCGGCGGAGGGCGAGGCGCTGTTCACGGCCGCCTTTGGCGACGCGCGCCCGCTCGACCGCACGTCGGCCGAGATGCTGCGCGAGTACGTGCGCAACATCTACCTTTGGCGCAGCGTCGATATGATCGCGCAGATGTCGTCGGCGGTGGCGCTCGAGGTCCACTCCGAGGGCGGCCAGCTCAGCCTCGTCGCGCGGCAGGTTGCTGCGCTGATGCGGCGGCCTAATCCACAATGGACGGCTGCGGCGCTGCAATACTTTGTCGCCGCCAGCCTGGCCATCACCAATCGCGCCTTTCTCAAGCGCGTTCGCGGTGTCGGCGACATCACGCAAGAGCTGTGGCCGATCAACGCCAACGAGGTCATCGTCAAGTATGCCAACGGCAGCAAGATGATTGCCGGCTTCGAGATCACGCCAGCGAACGGGCGTGAGGCGGAGTTTTTCCCGGTCAACCCCGATGGCACTTCGGATCTGATCTTCATCCATCGGCCGGTGCTCAACCCGCAGGCCGACCGCTCGCCGGCCTCGATCGCCGCACCGCCGGCGGAGGTGTTCACCAGGATTTTGCAGCGATGCGCCGACATTGTTTCCAACTCATCGAACATCACCGGCCTGCTCTCGACCGAGGCCGACGTGTTGAAGCCGGCGCTCCAGGACATGAAGGACAAGCTCGCACAGTTCAAGCTGCGCGGCCCGGAGAGCGGCAGCACGCTCATCAGCTCGAAAGCGAAATGGTCGTTCACGCGGTTGTCGGAGGACCCCGGCAACGCTTTGTCGGTGGCGATCAAGGATAGCCTGGCGCGCGATGTCACGATGACGTTCGGCGTGCCGAGCCAATTGGTGGCACTCCCCGGACAGGACACCTACAACAACCTGGCCTTGGCGCGGATCGGCTTCCTCACCGACACGGTGCTGCCCGGTTACATCAACCTCTACGTCGCGGCACTCAATCTCGCGCTGCTCATGGGCGACGATGCCGTGATCCGGCCGGACATCTCGCAGCTCCCGGCCATGGTGCAGGGTCGCCTGCAGATGGTCGAGACCGCGGTGCGCGCCACCATGCTCTCGGTCAACGAGCAAAGGGCCTTGCTCGGCTATCCTCCGCATGACGATCCGATGGCGAATGTGCCGGTCCAGGTGGAGGAGCTCGCCCGCAAGCGCCTGCAGGTCGAGATTTTCGGCGGCCAGATCACCGGCGGCGGTGCCGATTCGCGCTGGCCGGCGCCGCGGCCGCACGAAGACGCGCCGGAATCGTGACGTGTTGATCGACGTTCCCAGCGATCGCGAATTTCAGCAGTACCTCGATGCCGAGGAGCAGAAGCTCTACCTGCGCATCTGGCCGGTGGTGACAGCGTTCATCCGGCTTGCCGCCGCGCGGAACACCTGGCGGGCCCAGCAGTATTTTGTGCAGCGTGGGGAAGCGGTGCTGCTCGCGGCCTACAAGCGCATCTATCGCGACCAGTATAGGGCCATCGCCAATCATGGGCGCGAGCAAAAGGCCGCCCCGCCGACAATGACCGAGTTCATGCGCGAGCAACTGAACCACCTGGAGGCCAAGGCGGGCTCGCGCATCACCGGCATGTCGGCCAGCATGACCG